AGATGGAGAAACTGGAACAGAATACGTCCATAGAGGAGTGGCTCAAAGATCTTTCACTAGATCATGGACCCTCAGTGACGAGACGGAAGTTAGATCAGTTAGCTTTGAGGATGGGTTGCTGAGCATCACATTAGGTAAAGTCGTTCCTGAAGCGCATAAGAGAAGAGATTGGTTCTAACCAAGACCAACTGTTTTAGGTGGTCTCACCCGCCATAAATAGTGAGGGCTACCTTGTTAAATATCGTCGCCGCAGGGGGGTAAACTGGCACAATCCAGTTGACTACCCCCTTTTTATTTGGTAGAATGAATCAACGGAGAACTTAAAATGATTAAAGTAATTTTGTTAAACGACGAAGTTTTGATTGGTAAGATTGAGGAGGTTACTTCTGAGTTGGGAGAACCTGACTGTAAAGTAGTCAAACCGTTTAGAATTAAAGAGTATGCCGATTCCAGACACACTATGGAACCATGGTTATCCAATTACACAGATCAAGACATGGTTATGTTACACTCGGATAAAATTTTAACGATAGTTGAACCCAAACAAACTTTAATTGATCAATACGAGAGTCTTATTAAGTAATGCGTTTTTACACTAATGTTCAGATGATTGGGAACAAGTTTCTTGTTCGTGGATATGAGAATGGCGAGCATGTGATGTTCAGAGAAGAGTATTCTCCGACGTTATTTGTAAAATCAAAAAAACCCACTCAATATAAAACCCTTGAAGGGGAGTATGTTGAAGAGTTAAAACCTGGCACAGTGAGAGACTGTAGAGAGTTTTATAAAAAGTATGATGATCTTGAGGGGTTTAAAATTTACGGAAATGACCGATATGTATATCAATATATTTCCGATAAGTATTCTGAAGATGAAATTAAATTTGATATTTCAAAAATCAAATTGATAACACTTGATATTGAAACAACATCTGAAAATGGTTTCCCAGATCCTAAAGAGTGTATTGAAGAGATTCTTCTAATTACAATTCAGGATTATGCAACTAAGAAAATTATTACTTGGGGTATAAATCCGTTTTTAAATAAACAGGATAATGTTAAGTATATTCAGTGTGATTCTGAATATCAACTACTTAATATGTTTTTAGATTACTGGACAACTAATGTTCCAGAAGTAATTACTGGATGGAACATTCAGTTTTTCGATATTCCATATATCTGTGGAAGATTGAATCGAGTTCTTGGTGAGAAGAGAATGAAGTCTTTCTCTCCATGGGGATTGGTTAGTCAAGATAAGGTATTTGTAAATAATCGAGAGCAAATCTGTTTTGATATTGGAGGAATCTCTCAATTAGACTATCTTGATCTGTATAAAAAATTCACATACTCTGCTCAAGAGTCTTATCGTTTGGATCATATTGCAAATGTAGAACTTGGTCAGAAAAAACTTGATCACTCAGAGTTTGAAACATTTAAAGATTTCTATACACAAGGGTGGCAAAAGTTTGTAGAATACAATATTATTGACGTGGAACTTGTTGACCGTTTGGAAGACAAGATGAAACTTATTGAACTTGCAATAACAATGGCGTTTGATGCCAAAGTTAATTTTAATGATGTGTTCTATCAAGTTCGTATGTGGGATAATATCATTTACAATGAATTGAAACGGCGTAATATTGTTATTCCTCCTAAAGTTCGTTCAGATAAAAATGAGAAGTATGCAGGTGCTTATGTCAAAGAACCTGTACCTGGAAAGTATGATTGGGTGGTAAGTTTTGACCTTAACAGTTTGTACCCTCACCTTATTATGCAATACAATATTTCTCCAGAGACTTTACTTGAAGAAAAACATCCTACAGTTACGGTTGATAAAATACTTGAGAAACAATTAAACTTTGATGATTATAATCAAAATGCCATTTGTGCAAATGGTGCCATGTATCGTAAAGATATAAAAGGATTTCTTCCTGAGTTAATGTCAAAGATGTATGGTGAGAGAACGATCTTCAAAAAGAAAATGCTCATTGCTAAACAACAATATGAAAAAACTCCAACTAAAGCACTTGAAAAAGAAATTGCCAGATGCAACAACATCCAGATGGCTAAAAAGATTTCTCTTAACTCTGCCTATGGTGCGATTGGTAATCAATACTTCCGCTATTATAAATTAGCAAACGCTGAAGCAATCACACTTTCTGGTCAGGTTTCAATTCGTTGGATTGAAAGTAAGATGAATCAATACCTAAATAAACTACTCTCCACTGAGGAGGTCGATTATGTTATTGCAAGCGATACCGACTCAATCTATCTTAATCTTGGACCTCTTGTTGATAAATTTTTTAGTAATAAGTCTAGCAACAAAGCAAAGATTGTTGGAATACTTGATAAGATCTGTGAAGATAAGTTGGAACCATTCATCGAATCCAGTTATCAGGAACTTGCGGATTACGTTTCGGCATATGAACAGAAAATGCAAATGAAGCGTGAGAATATTGCGGATCGTGGTATCTGGACTGCCAAGAAACGTTATATTCTTAATGTATGGGATAGTGAAGGTGTTCGGTATGATGAACCCAAATTAAAAATTATGGGTATTGAAGCAGTAAAATCATCAACACCTGCTCCTTGTAGGAAAATGATTAAGGATGGACTTAAGTTGGTGATGAGTGGAACTGAAGATGAAGTAATTAAGTTTATTGATAAATGTCGCACTGAATTTAAGACACTTCCTCCAGAATCTATATCCTTTCCAAGATCGGTTTCTAATGTAGAGAAATATAAATCTACAAATTCGATTTATGAAAAGGGAACTCCTATTCATTGCAGAGGTGCTTTACTGTTTAATTTTTATATAAAAGATCATAAACTTACAAATAAATACTCACTTATACAAAGCGGAGAAAAAATCAAGTTTTGTTATTTGAAAAAACCTAATCCAATTCATGAAAATGTAATCTCCTTTATTCAAGATTTCCCAAAAGAACTTGAACTTCAAAACTATGTGGATTATGATTTACAATTTGAAAAGGGGTTCTTAGATCCTCTTAAGGTTATCTTGAATTCTATTGGATGGTCATTTGAGGAACAAACGACCCTTGATTCTTTCTTTATTTGATGGTATAGTAAATTTATTCTTTGGAGATCCTATGCACGACCAATATGTAATTGAAGATGGAGAGTCTAAAAAGGACAAATGGAATCGAGGACTTGATATCTTTATTGAATCAGTAATAAAACCAGATGCAGCACTTAGACAATGTGCTCACAATCAAAGATGTTATCATGAATTAATGGATATACGTGGAGACGTATTAGAATATTTAAAAACAAAAAGGTGGTATTGATGGATTTTTTAAGTGATATTGTAAAGGAGATAGGAAAGGAGTACGCACAAATTGCAGCAGATATTGATGAAAGTGAGACATTTGTTGATACAGGTTCGTACATTTTTAACGGACTTGTTTCAGGGTCTATATTTGGTGGCGTATCTGGGAATAAGATTACTGCCATTGCTGGGGAGTCTAGTACTGGAAAAACTTTTTTCTCTCTTGCCGTCGTCAAAAATTTTCTGGATTCTAACCCTGATGGCATCTGTGTATATTTTGACACTGAAGCCGCTGTTAATAAGTCTTTACTCACAAGTCGTGGGTTAGATTTGGATCGAACAGTAGTGATGAATGTGGTCACCGTAGAAGAGTTTCGTAGTAAAGCACTCAAGACGGTTGATAGATATATGAAAGATCCTGTAGAAAATCGCAAACCATTGATGTTTGTGCTAGACTCTCTTGGTATGCTATCGACAGAGAAGGAGATCACTGATGCACTGAACGATAAACAAGTTCGTGATATGACTAAATCTCAACTGATCAAAGGTGCATTCCGTATGCTCACTTTAAAACTTGGTCAGGCAAATATTCCAATGATTGTTACTAACCACACTTACGATGTTATCGGATCTTACGTACCTACAAAGGAAATGGGTGGAGGTAGTGGACTCAAGTATGCTGCTTCTACAATCATCTATCTCAGCAAAAAGAAAGAAAAAGATGGAACAGAAATTATTGGAAATATTATCAAGGCAAAGACTGCTAAGTCGCGTTTAAGTAAGGAGAACAAACAAGTTGAAATACGTCTTTATTACGATGAGCGTGGTCTTGATAGATATTATGGTCTTCTTGAACTCGGTGAGATTGGCGGACTTTGGAAAAACGTTGCTGGTCGATATGAGATGATGGTTGACGGTGAGAGTAAAAAAGTATATGCTAAGGCCATTCTCAAAGAACCTGAAAAATACTTTACCGAAGAAGTAATGGAAAAACTTGATGGAATTTCAAAACTAGAATTTAGTTATGGTGCCTAATGGATAAAGTTGAATTTTTGATTCTGTCAAATTTGATCTTTAATAAGGAATATATAAGTAAAGTGATTCCTTTTATTAAGAGTAATTACTTTGAAGATTTACCGAAAAAAGTTATTTTTGAGGAAATTGTAACCTTTATTCAAGAGTACGATAAAGAAATCTCTAAGGAGATTGTCCTTATTGAACTTCAGAATAGAACTGATTTGACAGAAGAAACATACAAACAGTGTGTTCATATTATTGATTGTTTGGAAGAAGTTTCTTCTGAAATGCAATGGTTAATTGACACCACAGAAAAGTGGTGTAAAGAAAGAGCAATCTATCTTGCTCTCATGGAAGCAATTCAAATTGCTGATGGGAATGATGAAAATAAAACTAGAGATGCAATCCCATCAATTTTACAAGATGCACTATCGGTAGGATTTGACTCCCATGTGGGTCATGATTACCTTGACGATTATCAGGAACGCTATGAATTTTATCGAAAGAAGGAGGACAGAGTTGAATTCGACCTTGAATATTTCAACAAAATCACGAAAGGTGGTTTACCTAACAAGACTCTTAACATCGCGCTTGCTGGTACAGGTGTCGGCAAGTCTTTATTCATGTGCCATGTCGCTAGCTCCGTGCTGCTCCAGGGGAGGAACGTTCTCTACATTACAATGGAGATGGCGGAAGAACGAATTGCTGAGAGAATTGACGCAAACCTCTTGAATATCAACATCAAAGATATTTCAGAAGTACCAAAAGCAATCTTTGATTCCAAACTCACACACATTGCAGAAAAAACACAAGGTACTCTTATAATTAAAGAGTACCCAACTGCATCTGCACATAGTGGACATTTTAAAGCACTTCTTAATGAGTTACAACTTAAGAAGTCATTTAGACCTGATATTATTTTCATTGATTACCTTAATATATGTGCTTCCTCTAGGTATCGCGGAAACAGCACTGTCAATTCATATAGTTATATCAAAGCTATTGCTGAAGAACTTAGAGGGTTGGCTGTTGAGTCAAACGTCCCTATCGTTTCTGCCACGCAGACCACTCGTTCAGGTTATGGTAGCAGCGACGTTGAGCTCACTGATACTAGTGAGTCCTTTGGTTTGCCTGCTACTGCTGATCTTATGTTTGCCCTTATTTCTACAGATGAGCTTGAAGAGTTGGGACAAATTATGGTGAAGCAGTTAAAGAATCGATATAATGATCCTACAATGTTTAAAAGATTTGTAGTTGGAATTGATCGTGCAAAGATGCGATTGTTTGATGTGGATCAGAATATGGATAGTTCAACAGAAAAGGAAGAGCAATATGAGTATACAGAATCCAAACTTAGTAAATCTTTTGATGGATTCACTTTTTGAATAAATAGTTTCTAAACCAAGAGTATATTAATAATGTCATCTTTTAAAGTAAATGGAACTGAAATAATAAATGACTCTCTTGAAGTTTCTAATATTACTGCTACTGAAGCACAAGCAGTTGCTGCTACAGTTAATAATCAAGTAATGACCCCATTAAGGGTAAAGCAAGCAATCGAAGGAGGGAACATTAGCGTGATTAAATCAATACAGAGATTTAGCCTTGACATGGGCGAGTACACTTGGCCTGATAATGGTCAAACGTACTTTAATTGGGGTTCATCTTCTAATTCAACTGGATTTTCATGGAATGCTCCTAGTGGTACTATGTCAGTAGAGAGTGATGGTGTAGTTGCAACATATTGTTTTGTTAATCTTGCACAGGCTGTAAATATTAGAAAGTCTTTCATTAACATTACTTTTTCTGGAGCTCCTGGTCATGATGGTTGCATGGCAAGACTTTATAACAGAAGCGGATATAGTGGATCTACAATCCAACTTAAGACTTCAGATTGGATTCCAAAATCTGACTTCTTCCTTCAACAGAATCAGGAACCAACTATAGCTTGCGAAATCATTGAGTATAACTAAAGTTTTTTCAAATACATAAATAAAAGAAAGTAGTTTTTTTGAAATGGCATGGCATTTAAAGTAAACGGAACAACTATTGTTAATGATTCCCGACAGGTTTCCAATATTATTGCAACCACTGCTGAGGCGCAAGCAGGGACCAATAATAATAAGGTAATGACGCCACAAAGAACTAAAGAAATGATTCAAGGAGGAACGGTCAGCGTGATTAAGTCTTTTCAGCGTATTGATTATCGTACTGGTACTTTTGTTTCTGGTAACATTACATATCAGTCTTTAGGAGCATCACCTGGTCTTGTATCTGGTAGTGGCGGTGCTGATCCAAGTGGAATAAGTTTTAGTACTCCAGGAGCTGCTGGAACATATAATTTCTTCACGGGTTTTACTAAAAATAGATATAAAACAATGCTTTTAATGGATCATGGTGGTAGTGGTGGACAAGCAGCATTAACAAATAATGCTGGTGTTCCAAAATTTGATAACTTTAGTGTTTGTGGAAGATTTACTAACTCTTCAGGATCAAACAGTAACTCATCAATTCAAATTTCTCATAGTACTTATTTTGCATATACTTCTAACTTTACTTTTGATTCTATTCAAATAAGAATTCAGATGGTTGAATTCTATTGATGCTCTTGACATCGATTAAGATCTACAGTATGCTTTGAGAGCAAATCCCTGAAGGTGATAATTTTACTATGTCTCAAAATAAAGTTGATACTGATGCATATCTTAAGTTTGTAGATGCTGTTACATCTCAACCAAGTAAAGATGCAGATGCATTTGAATCTCGTATTCAAGAACTTCGTGGAGAAGGATTTGAAACACACCGACTTCTAACTGCTGCTGTTGGAATGTCAGCAGAGTCGGGTGAGTTTACAGAAGTTGTGAAAAAAATTATCTTTCAGGGTAAACCTGTTAATGAAGAGAACATGTTTCATCTGAAACGTGAACTTGGAGACATCATGTGGTATGTTGCCCAGGCATGTATGGGTCTTAATATTTCTCTCGATGAGGTTATTGAAATGAATGTAGATAAACTTAAGTCTAGATACCCTGGTGGAGAGTTTGATGTTCACTATTCAGAAAATCGCAAAGAAGGAGATCTATGACCAAAAAATCAAAGAAGAACTCAAAGGGTGATA